CAGTAACGCTACTATTGCCGTTAGTAGCATCTGTAGTTATTCCAGTGATGATTCCCTTAAGATATCCTGTGAATGAACTTGAAGTTCCTGAACCTGGAATAGTTACCGCTGTTAGTGGGGTGGTTACTCCATAACCAATCTGAGCTCCAGCAGCACCTACATCAGTTGTATTAACACCGATGATTTGATCTCCAAGGTCGTCAATTACACAAACCTTGAGATTGTTTGCCCAAGAACCTGGATTCTTTGCAGCAAATGTGAAATTATTGCCATCAGAATGATTATTGATATAATCATCGTAGTTATCAATCTTTAATGCAGTTGTTGAAGCGGCTCCAACACCAGCGTTAGCGTTGTTTAGAGTTGAACCACTCGTTCTAACGACTTTTAGAACACCACCATATGAAAGATATGATGATGCGCTCATCCAATATTCATATTGGGAGTCTGTTGATAGTGGTTTTCCAAATGTATTGATGAGGTCTTGTTCTGTTGCAATATCAATTGGGAAGTCTACTGGTCCAATTGGGAAAGGACCTGCGATAGCCCCAATGTTATCTAAAACATTATCAGCTCTTCCTACAGTTAAATCAACCTCTCTGACGAGTACGCCTGGAGATAATTGAGGAGTCGCCATGTTTTTCTCCGTAAATCTCAGTTTATCTAAAAAATATTTATTAAAAATTTACTTTACGCAGGGGAAATGTGACGTGAATGTCTACCAATCTGGATATTCCCACTTGTCTAGAACTCTAGATGTCATTTTGCTAGTCACAATTCTCTTTATAGTACAATCTTTACATTCGTATGAGTATGATGATGCTACAGGACCTCTATCTTTACGAGTTCTATAAAATCCATCTATTAAATTTTTCATCTCACCACACACTCTACACTGCCTATCTACAAGTAATAAATGACCAAGCTTTATTTGCTTATCAAAGTCCATTACATATAATCCCACATATATGACATATCACCATACTCATCTGTAAACCACCTATCTCCATTAGAATCTACAAAACTGAGATCATCAGTCCCATCAACGATAAACCCAAATGGTGCCATATCTTGTTCTATCTGATTTTTTTGCTCCTCATATATTCTTTTACGAACATCTTGGTCTGTTAGTTCCTTGAAGTAATCTTGAGCAACTAACCACGCATAAATGACCAAACACATTGCTAAGTCATCATTACAACCTTCTTCAGCTTCAAATGAGTTATGTTTCTGTACAAAAGTTGTTAGTTCTGAAATTATTTCATAGTCATTGAATATAAGTTTATCTTCCTCAATCATAGTTTTTAGATTGAGAGATCCAACCTTCTTAACAGTCTTGGACATTTTCACGCCAAGTTGCGTTTTCTTCCCCGAAAATCCTTGACCAACAATTTGTCCCGCACGACCTCTCATCGAGCACATTAAAACATTTTGGTATTCCAAATCATAATGTAATAGGGATGCAACTTGGTCTCCAATATCATTAACTTCGCATAAAATATATGCACCATTATAATTTTTTGCTACTTCATAGATTATATTTGGAAATAGCATCGGTTTTATTTCATTATTTCTATACTTTGCTACTACTCTATGTGGGAATTGGGTAATATCAATCACTACAAATGCAGAATAATCTGCACTCACTCCTCTAGCAACGTCTACTGTTATCACATAGTCGTGATTATCCTTTACCTCTTCATATACATCAAGACCAGCATTTCTTTTTGATGGATGATCGTAAACTAAGTTTCTAAGTTTACTTGGTGCAATGAGAGTATCAACTGACCCTAAGAATTCGCATTCAAACTCAACTTTAAATTGTTGTTCTGAAGTGTTTGCAATTGTCTGCTTCTTCCAATTTTCATCTCTACCAGGAACTTCCGACCAATGAACATCGGTAAAGACATATTCATTTTTACCCTTTTCGGCATCGTGCCACATTCGGTAGAAATGATTCATACCGTGTGGAGTGGAAACAATAATTACTTTAGTGCTCTTACCAGAAGTAATCGTAGGATAAACAGATGCAAAAAATGAGTCTGCAATATGATTTGGAACGAACGCAAATTCGTCCAAGAACAGAATGTTAAATGACATTCCTCGAACCGCAGATGCAGATGTGGAAGCAGCAAGAATCTTAGAACCATTCTCTAATTCTAATGAACCCTTATTCCAAGATACAATCCCTTGTTGCATCCACTTTGGTAGGTTCTCATAAGCGGTCTGTAACCTATCCAGAAGTTCCCTGGCAGTTGCTGCCTTGTTTGCAAGGATACCTATGTTCACATTGTCATTAAAGACCGCATAATGAAGCAGGAAGGACACAACAGTGGTTGATTTACCGGTCTGTCGTGGCATCTTGCAGATATTAAATCTGTGGTTGTGAAAGTTGTTGACTAACTTCTCCTGGAAGGGATACATCTGGAAAGGTTGCAATCCCTTATCCAGAGTCACAATCTTTACATAGTTCTTTGCAAAATAAACTGGGTCTTCCTTACATTTGACAAACTCAAGAATTTGGTCTTGAGTAAACTCAATTGGGGTATTTGCCTTCTTCAGTAACGGATTACCAAGATATACATCACTCATAAAAAATTACCTATCTAGTTTCTCGCCACTGAATAGTATTCCAAATATCTGTGGTTGTATTACTATCTAGGTTCTGAACAACAACAGCAAAAATATTACTGTCGTTAGAATCAATATTTTGTGCTATGTAAGACCTTCTAGCACTAGTTGGATTAAATGCAACGGTAGAAGATGCTTGTTGACCTGATGGATTATTAGCAGCAATCAAAGATGCCTGTCTTAAATCTCCACCAGTTGTTGTAAAGTTGGTTCCTACGGTAACATTATATTCAACTGCTGAATCATCATCAGCACTTACCCAACTTCCACCAGTAATATTGGTATTACTAGGAAATCTCCAAATTTCAAGTCTGCAGTTTGTAGAATCACTCAAAACTTCAATATCAGTTAATCTTACTGTTGTTCTATTTGGGATTCCCTTGAATGTATTTTTACAACGAATTGCCATGACACACTGCCTACCCGTTGCTCCACCAGAAGAAGAGAAAGATATTGGACCATCAAAGGCACCAAACTCAACACCAGTTTCAACATATCCACCCTCACTCATTACAGTGGAACAGATTTGGTCCATAGATGTAATACCTACTGCAGTTCCAGTATTAGCAACCTCACAGCGAATTGGAAGTGATGGAATTGACCAATAAGCATGTTCTTCAATATTAGAATGATTAAACTCGTGGAAATAAATCATCTGTCCACCGATGACAAATCCACAACGAACTCTACCAACACCTAACCACTGAAAGTCTGCTGCGAACAGATGAGTTTTTGTGAAATCTAAATCAATACCAGAAAGAGTTGTTCCGTCTAACTTATCCAGGTTCCAATCAGATTGGTTGACAACTGTATCACTTGTAATTCCTGTGTTATATGATCGCCTTACAACAGAAACAGTTCCGTCTCCCTCCTGTTGAACGAATACTCCATTTCTATCATCAAAATATCCAATCTTCTTTGTGGTATTTTCTCTTACATCAGTGAAGTTAAAACTGGTCAGCACAAATTGGGACTTGCCTGGCATGTAGTGGTGATACATTCTAGACTGGTGAATCACCTTATCTGTCGCACCAGTTCCAACAATCAAGGCAATAGATGCTGTATTTGCATTTACACTGGTTGTTGATGCTGCACCAACAGTCTTTGTAAGAAGTTCTACCTCTTCTCCATAAATGTGAGAATAATCGGCAAGAGTAAAAGTATCAGATACTCTCATTCTACCGAAAGCATCCGACCCACCACTGGTAGGTCCAGAAGTTATTCCACAGTTTCCAATGTTGCCATATCTGTCGGCACACATAAAAACTTCAAAGAGAGTTCTCTCTTGATTGAGATAATCTTGTATATTTTTATTCCACTGAGCCATAATTTATTATTCCGTCCAACTTAATTTTTCTGGTTGATATCTTTTAATTCCCGTTATTCTTAATGTATTATTTGATGAATAGTTTGATGGGTACATTGTATGAACAATTGCACCTGGATATTCTTTTTGTAGTTGTTCTGTTAGTTCATTTTTGGAAATCATTTCTCCCTCAACTTCCATACGATATAACTTTCCTTGCCAAACTACATCGGCAGTATAAGATTCTCTAACAGGAGATTCTATAGTATCTGATCCATTAACATATAGATTTCCGTTAAAGTCTCCGGAAATATTGATACTTTCGGATAAAAACTGTTTAAATGATTTCATTTTAGTTACAGTTCCAACGACGTAGGGCTTTGTTGATCTTTGAATCAGGATCTCTTGCAGTTTCTGGAGAGGTTAGTCTCTTCTTCATCCCGCTCATTCTGCTACAAAAATTCTTTCTGCGCTCTGCTCTCTTCCCAGTTGGATTTTTTTCAGTTACTGCAGTTTGTAGTTTTGAACCTGGATTTTCTCTGCGATATGTATTAACTGCTTTCTGGCTTAGTCCATCAGTCTTATCTTGACGATTAACTTTTTGCCAGTCCTCACCCATCGGTTTTACGTAATTATTATTTGGTCCAGGTTTCGCATAACTACCACTTACATGCAAAATTGGTTCACCTGGAACATATTCTGAGACTTTGGAGTACATCACCTTTGCGCCAGGATAAACTTTTTGAATTTGAAATTCAACATCAGACTTTGATGGAATATTTAGTTGTGGGAAGAAAACTCTCAGTGCATAAGTTTTTCCTCTCCACATCAAAACAACCATCATTAGATTTCCGCTTTTAGATTGAAGACGAATAGCCTCATCTATTTTAATAGGATCTGGTAATATTAAGTCTATAACTTCAGCGAAAGTATTGCCATTCATATCTTCAATAGTTTGTTCTGGAACACAATTTGGTACAACTTTTTTACCCTTCTTCTTCATACCAACTTGCTTGTATCCCGCCCAGCAGGATTCTTCCATTTCTCCTCCCGCAACATAATCTGCAGCAGTATCAATATAATCCGCTGCTTTAGTAATCTTTGATTGTACCCATGCTTCTAAGTTTCCTTCACCATTTCCTACTTTCGCCTTAAGTCTTCTAACGGCATCAACGATTGTGCTCAACTCTGAGCGTGCCATTGAATACTCTTCATCTTTTACGGATACTCTATCCCAGGCTTTTTCTCCATAAGCACATTCAGATCTTGTTTCCCTCTTTTTGCATAAAGGACAGTATCTTTCTTCTTCGTGCATATGAGTTTCCTCCGTTTTAGTTCCCCAGTTTGCGGCACCAACTTTGCGGCATTTGACCAATGCACCAGAAGCATATGCGCTTGGCCAAACACTATATCTAGATTTTACTTTATTGTAGCAAGCATCTTTTTTGCCACTACCTTTACTTGGTTTATCTTTTACTTCTTGAAGTTCCATTTCTTCAGTTCTTACGTTAGTTGGTTTCGCCCCACCAGATTTTTGTGGTTGGTTTGGATCCTGTCTATTTTTTCTTCTTCTTGCTCTCTCTTCCTCTTCTGGGGATAAATTCGCTGCCATTTTGGAACTTCCGCATTTTGGTGTGGAAGTTTGTCCTGGTTGACGAGCACAAGGTTTACCTGCCCACTTTCCGCCTAGTTGAACCCAACCTTTTTTACCATCAGATGATTTTGATTTTCCAAACCAATCATGAAGACCTTCATCTCCAGATTTAGTTTCTTCATAAGCAACACCTCTTTTGGTGTGCTTTATTTCTCCCTTTTGTTTTGCAATCAATCTTTTAGAAACGGTTGCAAAATCAGCAATTGGATTTTCATCTGGAATTTTTTTCTTTGGATTATCATAAACATCAACATCACCATCATTATCACGGTCAACATACTGAACAGTTGCGTGATGAACCAGCTGCTTTAGGTCCAGATTGGGATCCAACTGGTGCTGTTTCCCTTTTAAATGTGGTGTTTTGTGGGAAAATTTTTGATTCTTCATTCAACTGGTTTTGATTTAGTTTCTTCACCCCTTGCTCTTTTTTTTCTCGCAGCACAGTGAGCACGTTGAGAAAAACCTTTTGGGTTTGAGCAATCAATACTCTTTTTATATTTATTAGACCAGTCTTCTTGAAACTCTTTAAATGTCTTCATCTTTATTCTGGTTCTTAAGTAACTTTGCCAATTCAGCAGTAGAACCTACGAATAGCGCATTTGTTACATTTGTTGGACCTTTCGCTT